TATTGGCTTCGCAGAATGCCTGGAGTTTTTCTTTAAGTTCAGGTGTATCAGTGATCAATGGCACACCGAACCATGATGGGTCAGCGAGATCAAGATTAGAAGCAACACGAACTCCTGGAACATAACGATAGAACAAACTCTTAATTCGCTGGAAGTTCAGACGACGCTTCACATCAATCTCGTCGATCTTCTTCAACTGCTCAATACCAATTGCACCTTGCATGTCAAGTGGCTTGAGATTGTATCCCATATTCGTGAAGAGATACTTGTGATCAATTATTCCATTATATCCTTCAAGCCATTTATCAAAGCGATTACCACATGTTCCGCAAGCCAATAGATTAGCAGCACCAACGCAACGGCAATCACGACCCCACCAGCTAATGCTGCGAGCAGTGTTGATGAGTTGCTCGTCGTTTGAGCAAACCATCCCGCCTTCGCCTGTCGAAATGTGGTGAGCAGGATAGAAAGAAGTTGTCCACGCATAATAGTAATCCGTTAGAAGTTTACCATCCCACTTTGTGCCCAATGAATCGCAGTTATCGCCAATCAAACGAATGCCATGTCGCTCACACATATCTTTGATGCGATCCATATCTGGCGGATTGCCAAGAACAGGTGAAACAAAAATCGCAACAGTCTTATCGGTGATCCACTTTTCAACATGATCAAGATCAAAGTTGAGTGTTTCCATCTCAATATCAACAAAGACTGGCACAAGCCCATTTTGAACCAACGGAGCAATTGTAGTTGGGAAGCCTACTGGTGAAACGATAACTTGGTCGCCATCCTTCCAGCCCAAGTGTTTCTTAAGAGCAGCAACCATAGTAAGATTGGCTGATGAACCAGAGTTCACCATGTGACAGTGCTTCACATTAAACTTGTGACCGAATGCCCACTGGAACTTACCAACCTGCTCACCAGAGACAAGCCACTTGCCTGTTAAGAATGCAGTGACACCAGCAATGACTTCCTTCTCGTCCCAATATGGACCAGAATAGAATACAGTATCCTTGCCAGGAGTAAACTCTTTGCAATTATATGCGTACTTCGGTGTACCAACAGCGGCAACCAACTCTTCAATCATTTGTTTTACATCACTCATAATGTTTCCTTAAATTGACTAATTCTTCTTAACAAAGCAAGTTTAACTGGGCTCATTCCTTCATAAGATGGAATAACGCAATTAGATCGGCGAGCAACAGCAACGGTTTTAAATTCATCTGCTGTCCACCAATCACATTGTAACTCCATCATCTCTGCAATTTCGTGTGTTGTTACAGCACCCTCATTTACAAGATTGAATGGTCCATTCGCACCAATTTCAATTAAATGTGCAGCATTTTCAACTGCCTCATCAATATCAGTGATAGAATTTAGACCACCCTCTACTAGTTTACCTGATTTTGAGTAATTATACAACTTTTGCAGAAGGTTTTTAGGGCTATGCGATTTATCAAATGGCAAACGAACTCGAAACACCAAGCATCGGTCTTTCAACAAAAGATCCGAGACACCTTTACTCACAGAATATGTGCTACCAAAGAAATTTGGATCAGCATAATCATCAGTAATCTCTCCCTCATAAATGCATCCGCTCGAGAAATGAGCAAATTTAATTTCGAGAGATTCGCATATCTTTTGCAAAGTGACTGGAAACATTGCGTTACCTTCCATTGTTTCTGCTTTGATATCTTCACAAGCATCAACATTTGGAATGCCAGTAACACCAGCGCAATTCACAACCCAATCATAATCGACTTTGTGTATTGCTTCTTCTGCTTTGTAATGTGGGCATAGTGTAACTATATGCCCATTTATCACTAGTTGGTCGAACATCTTTCGACCAACCCAACCTCTACCGATTACTAATATATTCATGCTGTTGTAGTATTTTACTCAAATACTTTCCATAGTCAGATTTAGAATATTTCTCTGCCGAAGCGCGAACGTGATTCTCAGTAATCCATGCATTCTTAAATGCAATTTCTTCAGGACACGCAATCATCATTCCAGTTCTTCTTTGAACAGAACCCACAAACACAGATGCTTCTGAGAGCGACTCGAAAGTTCCTGTATCAATCCATGCAATACCACGATTGAGATATTCAACCTTTACATCGTGATTCTTGAGATAAAGATTATTAATGTCTGTAATCTCCAACTCACCACGAGCAGAAGGTTGTATCTGCCATGCATAGTCTACTACTTTATTGTCGTAAAAGTAAAGCCCAGTGACTGCATAATTGCTTGGCGGATACTTTGGCTTTTCTAAGATTGCCTTGAGATCACCTCTATCATCTAGTTCAACAACACCAAATCTTTCTGGATCGCTGACATGATAAGCAAACAATGTACATCCAACATTATTCCAAGTAGCAGAATTGAAACGATTGATCAACTCATTACCATAGAAAATATTATCGCCAAGAATCAGTGTAACATCATCTTTTCCAATCCACTTTTCGCAGATGCGAAAACACTCAGCAATTCCCTTTGGTTCGTTTTGAATTGAATACGAAATGCTAATTCCCCATTGAGAACCATCGCCACAGAGTCGTTTAAATGCTGCGGCATCGTTTGGGGAATTCACAATCATAATGTCGCGAATACCAGCCATCATTAATGTAGACAATGGATAATAGACAAGAGGCTTGTCATAAACTGGCAATAATTGCTTTGATGTAACTTCAGTGCATGGGTATAGTCTGGTTCCCATTCCACCTGATAGAATAATACCTTTACGCATTGTACCACTCCAATGTTTTTATAAGACCTTCATTGATCTTTGTCTTTGCAGACCAACCAAGTTCCTTATAGATTTTTGATGAATCCATAGCATATCTAAAATCATGACCTTTGCGGTCTGTAACAAAATTAATCCAGTTCTGATACATATTAACTGGCTTACCCATTAGATCAAGAATGAGTGTTACCATCTCAAGGTTGCTCATTTCATGACCGCCACCAATATTGTATCGTTCACCTGACTTAAAATTTTCTCCAATCGACAGTAATGCCTCGCAATGATCATCGACAAAGATCCAGTCACGAACATTTTGACCTGTACCATAAACAGGAATTGGTGTATTGTTCTTGATATGACGAATTACTGTTGGGATAAACTTTTCTTTGTGCTGTCGCGGACCGTAGTTATTTGAGCAATTAGTCACAACTGCATCAATCTTATGTGTATTCACATATGCGCGAACTAAATGATCGCTTGCTGCCTTTGATGCAGAATACGGATTGCGAGGATCGTATGGAGTCTTTTCGGTGAATGGTGGATCGTCATGAGAGAGTGATCCATAGACTTCATCGGTAGAGATATGTACGAGTTTGCCACCAAACTTACGAATACATTTTAGAATGTTGTGAGTGCCATCAATATTGGTGCTGAGGAAAATGTCATCACCAGCAATAGAATTATCAACATGAGACTCAGCCGCAAAATGAAAGGTAATGTCTGGTTCATAATCGTGATAAATTTGATCCAGTAAAGGGAGATTGCGAATGTCACAACGCTTCACGATGACACGATAGTCCTCATGAAGACCAAGAATATTGTTCGAATCTGCTGCGTAAGAGTAGTTGTCAATAATAACAACTGTATCAGAAGGATGCTTTTTTAGGTGAGCATGGACAAAGTTAGATCCAATAAATCCCAAACCACCAGTCACAAATGTCGTCATAAAGCCTCATCATTTCGCGTAAATCGATTTACCAACTTCCAAATAAAATTTTGCTTCGTTTGCAGGAGGAGGTCTCAATTTAGTTCTTAACTGAAAGATTGGACTCTTTGTTTCTTTATCAAAGAATACTAAATTGTTTCCTCGCTCTTCAACTCCAAGTTTGGTCGACTTTTCAAGTCTCTCAAAATACTCTGGTGTAATTTCTTTGACACCACCAGAAGTCACATCAACAACATGAGCCAAATCTTTACCAAAGATACTTTTCTTTAAGAAAGCGAATGCTGTCTTAGAAAAACTTGGGTCTTTTGATTTCTTAATCACTTGTTTCTTTAGGTCACCATACATTGCAGTAATAAGTTGAAATTTAGATTTTTGTTCAGTAGGTCCATTGAATGGCTTACTTAATCTTTCGTATTTATCTTTCGCGTCCCACTTAATTCTCATTGCACTTGCAAAGTCTAGCATTCCCTTATATGGAGATAGATTCGCAACAGTTACACTCTCTGACTTTAATGAGAATGGCAGCGACTCTGATAAAATCCTCTTAGATGATCCCTTTCTTTGAGCATAGATGTCTAATTTAACATCACCTTTAATCTCACCACCACTCGATTCACCCTCAATTCCATCTGCAATCACAGTGAAGGTTACAATCTCTCCATGATTATTATTTAAAAAGGAAATTACAGCATTGTCCACTTTTCTCGCAAATGATGCAGTATTAACAGAAGCGATTAATTGATTAATTTTTTTATCAATTTTACCAATATCTTTAGATGATTTATATAATACACCATATTCTTTATCGAATGCACCAGAAACAGATTCTGGTTTTAATCTCATTTCAAACGCAACATTAAAGAAATCTGGTGGCTTTTTCTTATTCTGTCTTTTGAGGTTTTCTGCCACTGTATATTTAAAACGACCAGTTGAGAACATCTTTGTATCAACTTTTGTTCTAATCTTGTTCAGTTGAGTTTTATCTACTTTATTATATGCCAAATATAATGAAAGAGCAATTGTGAATATGCCCTCAATTACATCTCCTTCATTTAATTTTGCCATTCTTATCAACCTTTTTAAGGAATCGTTTCCAGACTTTTGGATCGGTCTTACGAAAATGCATTCGATACATAAAGATGGCTTCTGATTGTCTCCAGCCAATCTTATGCGCCTTTCGTAACTTATTTATATCGAGTTTCTCAGCCTGAGTTTCGTATGCATGAGCATCAACTTCGTCTGGGTTTCCATAATACATCACCTTCAAACGATTCTGTTTCTTTTTAGGAGAGTATTGTTTTGTATAAACATACCCTCGCCCACGCTGTTGATGCTTATGGCGATACTCGTGATGAATCGCTCGAATAATCTTGAGTGCAAGATTCTCTGATTCTTTCTCTGTAATTAAAACTTTCTTTTTATTCTTGGGAAAAGAAAGAGTGATTAAAATGTTTTCTGGGATTGTAGAAAGAATTCGTGGGCAATACTGACCAGAAACAATTACTGAATGATGGTCAAAATATTCTTCATCATACCTATTTGAAGTGAAGTATATGATTGACTTATGAAAGGTTTTATTCAACTCTCGAATGATAGATGGAATATGCTTATCACCCACCCATGACGGGATGAGTTTATTCACCTTCTTCTCTATCTTCTCAAGTTTCATTACACTTTTAGATTCTTGAATTTATCAGTGCTACGACCACGATCAAAGACTGGCTTTGATTCGGCTTCTTTCAATACAGCATCTTGCGCTTTCTGCTCAAGATCATACAACTTCATCTTTGCTCTATCAACTCCAATGGTGAATCGCTTGTGAAGGTTCGGATCATTATATCGATTCTTCAACTGCTTTACAAGCATTTGATTTAGTTGCTGAAGTTCTTCATTGCTCACCAACGCAAACATAAAGTCAGCAGTGGCTGGCAAACCAAACGATTCAGAAGTATCTTCCAGTCCAGGATCTGAGTTGCTGAATCCAGATCGAGTCGTCTGAGTGGCAGAAACAATAGGAACATTATTTTCTACCGCAAGACCGCGAAGTTCTTCTGCAATCGCTTTGATATAGGTATAGGAGTTGACATTCGCACCTGCCTTGATTCTAGCCGACGCACAAATATTTAGATAGTCAATGAAAATTATATCTGGACGAAAGTTCTTCTTCAGTGCAAGATCGTTAATCAATGCGCGAAAGTGAGCAGGATTCGCAGACGCAGTTGGATATTCCTTGATGATCAACTTACCCTTGACAGAACCTCTGAGTTTACCCATGCGCTTCTCATACATGTCTTTCGGCATGTTCATGAGATCGTCAAGAGAGACGTTGAGAAGATTCGCATCAATACGTTCAGCGATCTTCTCTTCAGCCATTTCTAGAGTAATGTATAGAACATTGTAGTTTTGAACCAAGCAACTAGCAGCCACATGACACATGAAAAGAGACTTGCCGACGCCAGTACCTGCAAGAGCAATGTTAAGGGTCTTTTGCGGCAATCCACCTTTAGTGATCTTGTTGAAATACTCAAGATCGAAGGG